TTTTCATCATAGTGATCAGAAAGACCCCTCCTAGAATCAGGTACATAATTGAGAAAGCAGCTAATAGGTAACCCACGAGTGGTTCCCCCGTTAGAAAGTATAGGGGTACTAAACATAAACCAACAATCAGATGAATACTGATATAATCTTTGGGCAAGACCAAAGTCAGTTTCTCCTTTATACGTTGCTCCAAATACAGCAGCCCTTGCAAAAGCTTCTTGAGCATGGGTTTCCTCCTTCCATAAATATCTATCCTTTAATGTATCCAAACTAAATTTGTCTAGCTTGGTATCCTTGTCATAATTTATTTCAATTCCTAAGTATGACTTAGTTCCTATTTTATCCGTTATCATAATGACCTTCCTTGTCTCCTATGTAATAAGCTATGATGGCATAGTGAATAAGTTTTAATAAATCAATTTGATTTCTTCCATTCTTCTTACCATACCTCATAGCATATTTCATTATATTACCCATACAAAAACCTTCTCCATGACCTGCATCAACAATAAGATCAGTTGCTTGATACTTACCATCGGCATAGTGTTCCTTATAAGTACCATCAATGTAGCCTTTTGCTACCTCTAATATAATGTCTTCGTGAAATTTATATTCTTCAATTGCCATATTATTCTCCTAGTGCATTTCTCCCATATCTTTTAAAAACCAAAATTCTTTTTCAGTTCTCTTATCTAACTCTGAACCTAGTAATGTCATCATTCTAATTAATACTATTGAATCAATAACTTCTAAACTGTGAGTATCAAGTAATACTCCACCTGCATAAACTAGCAGTTGTTCTAGGTCCAATTCTAATAGAGTAGTGTCCTTATCTATTTCTTTAATATCAGCCATATTCTAATTCCTTATAATTTTTAATTTTATTATTTCTTTTTAATTTTTTTGTTATCCATTTTAATGTAAAAGCAGACATTCTAATTTGTCCTTGAGATACATAGTGTGTCTGCTCTGGCATATATTGATGAACATTCTTAATAGTAATAGGTTCATCAATAGTATCTTCATTTGTTACTAAACTTTTTAACCATTCAACTTGAAGTTCTTTGGCTTGTTTTCTAATAGCCTTTGCTTTTCTTCCATTCATTAGTTACTTCCTTAACTTTAGGTTCTCTTACAACATCTGTTAAAAACATTAAACCTTTAGAGTATTCAAAAACACGCAATCCCTTTCCATCATTAGAATCTTTCCAACAATTTATTTTATGTTTACAATACATACATTGTTTATGTAATTTCATATTACCTGAAGTACCTTCTGGCTGTGGTGTATAACAATAATCCGGTGGGGTGTCTTCTAATAATTCAGTTTTAATTTTAGATATTCTAGTTTTAATATTTACTTTATCTAATTCTTGTGGTTGATACAAAGCTAGTTCGCCTGTCTCTTTATTTATAGCTAGGAAGCCACCCTTACTTCCTTTCTCTGCTTCTTCATATCCAGATAGTTGAGCCATATAACCGAAATAATCATTCTCAGCAAGAGTACCATTCTTAAATTTATTAAAAGCAAATCCAGATGTTGATTTAATATCAATAACTTCTCCATCTATTTTACAATCCATGTGTCCAATAATACCATCGACATTAACTTCCTTTTGTTGATCAGTTACTTTATGGTCTGTTAAATTAACTAAGAATAATACAAGCTCTTCAAGTATGTGACCGTATAAAAATTTAATCATGGTTGGTGCATTAAATTCAGATGGACCTTCTTCTTGTTTAGAATCAAACCATAATTGTCTTGAGGGTCTACCAACATTAGACATTCTAAGATTACTTTTCTTTCCTTCATATGGAGACACCCATGTTTTTAAAGCATTCTTCATGGCTTCTCCAAAATCATTTAATTCTTTCTCAGATAAATTAATACCTTCTCCTTTACATATAGGTTGTATAGCTTTATATACATCCTCTACTACAGTTTCTATTTTTTTCATAATTCCTCAATAATTTTTTTAGCTTTAGTACAGGGTAACTTAAACCATTCCCCATTAAATTCCGAAGCTATCTCTTTAAGTTTGCTATGTACTTCTTGTTCCGCTTCTTTTCTATTCTTAAAAAACCTGCTGTGTATTAAATTAAAATCTCTGAATGGACTACTGGTTTGATATTGATTACATCTATCTTCTGCATCAATAGCCATACCTACTTTAATCCAATTCTTCCACGCAGGATTTTTTACAATGTAAACATATCCTTCTAAGGTTTTAGTATATCCTTCTAATGAAGAGAAAGCAACATCTTCAAAGTTTCTGAATCTGCCTGCTTTCCAAAGAGGATGATCTCTAGGTATATATTTCCCATTAACATACATTCTATTATCATTCTTTTTAATAGTAGTAGTAACTCTCCTTCTAATACCACACGGAGGTTTGTACCACCACTCTCCATCTTCAAATTTTACATTAGTATTTGTTTTAAATTTCTCTAATTCTTTAATGTGTTTCACTCCAGTTTTCTCCTATTTTATATTCTCCGCCAAGAGGACATCTCATATTATAATACTCCCCTGCTTTTGTTATACATCCAATAGCTAACTCGCCAACAAAGGAAGCTCTATTTTCAGGAACTTCGATTTGCCATTCATCATGAATATTAGCCACATATTTAATTGGTATAGTATTTAATTTTAATACTGCATCTAACATAGCCAAAGCTCTCTTCATAACTATTGCACCACCGCCTTGTAATAAAGTATTAAGAGCAGCGTGTTCATGTCTTACATATAATTTCCTACCGTCCAACCCCTTTAGCCAACCTCTTTGAGCTGCTTGTCCAACTCTACTTTTAAGTCTTTTAAATGATGGGAGATTATCAAGGAAATGTTCTCTAATTCTTTTAGCATCTGTTTTGTTTCCTCCAAGAATTGTAGACAATTTTTGATCTCCTGCTCCGTAGCATAGGGCATAGATGAAAGTCTTACTTTGATCTCTTGATTTAAGTCCTGCAAGTTTTTGATTAGTTGTGTGGATATCTCCATTAATTACCTCTCGTGTATAGTTATCATCATTCATATAGTGTGCTAACATTCTTAATTCTAAACTACTAGCATCTATTCCTATTAATTTATTTCCTTCTTCTACTATCCAACATTCTCTACATTCCTTACCATATTCACTAGACGAACTAGGAACTTGAGCCATGTTAGGAGAGCGGTGTGTCATTCTTCCTGTGATAGTTCCGTTAGGTATTACGAAGCCATGAACTCTACCATCCTTTTCTAATGCTTCGATCCAAGATTCAATTTGAGCAAGTCTTTTCTGTAATAAAAGATACTCTGCAATTAGTTGAGCTTCTGGTATATTTGTTATGTTTGATAAGGTACTCTCGTCAACAATAGGTTGACCAGTGGGTGTAAACTTTTTAGGTTCCCAACCAAACTCTATAAGATATTCTCCTATTTGTTTTCTACTACCAAGATTAAACTCTCGCAATTCCTTTCTCATAAAAGGTTTTATTTTAATTGCATTACTCAAGTGCTGTCTATTAGCACCTCGCTTACAGAAATCTTCATACTCTTCTTTAGTTAATCCTTGTTTAGATAACGAGCCATCCTTTTTAAGTTTAGGAATTACTCTTTTTATAGGAACTAGTCTAGGTTGAAAAACTTCTTTAACTTCTTTTTCTATAGTCCGCATCCTATCTTTTAATTTGGATACCAGTATAGAAGCTCTAGCTTCATCAAATTTAAAACCATTCTGTTCTTGTTCTTTTAATATACTAGCAATTTTGGATTCAAGTTCTAAGCTTTCTTCTGAGAAACCTTTACCTTCTTCAAGAAGATATTTATAAACTTTAGAATTTAATATTACATCATGCTTACAGTACTTTAACATTTCAGGAGTATAGCTATCCCAATCTTCAGGCTGTTCTGCTTTAGGATATCCTACTCTATAACCCCAAGTCTTTAAACTATGTCCGTTTTCTCTTATAGGTTGGAACAATCTAGACATAACTAAAGTATCTTGAATATTTTTATTTTTTAATAAATTAATATTATATAATTTTTCTATAACAGGAATATCAAATCCTAATATATTATGACCTATTAAAGTATCAGCACTATTTAAATATTCTAATCCTTCTTGTAATTTATCAGGACCAAATTCAATAGCCGGTTCATTAACAGGTTTAGCCACGATACACCAGATTTTATCTGGAGTTAATCCGTTAGCTTCTATGTCAAAAACAATTTCTTTTTTAGTCATTCATATTTCCCTCCTAAAAAGGTACATCATCTTCAAGTAACAATTCATCTTCTGTTACTGAATCTATTTCACTTAACCTGCCTGTCTTATTATCATACAATAATTTACAAGCAAGACCTGTTTCTCCTGTGTATCTAGATTTAAGAACTCTTACTATACTAGTGTTAGCATCTTTAATACTTGGAGCTTGTTGATTTCTTTCAACGCTTATGACGCAGTCACTTAGTTGAGCTATACTTTGGGAGCCTTTAAGATGAGAAAGGCTAACGATTACTCCATTTTCATGACCTTTATCATTACTAACTCTTCTTAAATGGGATACTAAGATTAGACCTACTCCAGTTTCTTCTACTAAAGAGCGTAGTCTATTCATTAAATTGTCTATACCTCTACGTTCATCTGATTCAGATAAAACATTAACTAACATATGTAAGTGATCAAGTACAATCCATTTACATTCACAGCCTATAATAATATATCTTAACTTAGCAAAGATATCATCTATATCAGTAACTCCTAAGTGAGAATGTATAAATACTCTATCAGGTTCTATAACCTTATCAAATAAAGCTTCCAATTCTTCTTCACTGTAATGAACTCTACGTTCTGAAAGATAAATTCTATCATTAGCTTCGATAGAAATTATACCGTCAGCAGTTCGTAACCAGTTTTCTTCTAAAGCTACGATACCTACATTATCTTTTGTATTAGTAATCAAATGATGTATAATTTCACGACATAAACTAGACTTACCTAACCCTGTTCCACCCGTAAGAGTTACGAGTTCGCCAGCTCTTAAACCATAGAGTTTATTATTAAGACCTTCCCAAGGATAAGGAATACTATCTTTAACTTCCCTGTTAATCCAATCCATCTTCTGTTTAGATAGTTCCATTATACCTGACGGTGTATATGTCTTAGCATCCCACCAAGCTCTAGTAAATTCTTGTCCTTTATTCTGACGAAGCATATCATTAGCATCTTTGTAACCGTTAGGTAAACTAACTATCTTAGCTTTGCCCGGTTTTAATAGCTTGGCTACCTTTTTAGATGCATCCTTACCTTGCTTGTCATTGTCAAAACAAATGACAACATTCTCAAATTTTTCTAACCATTCTAAATTCTCTCTTATATCTTTAACTGCACCATTAGCTCCTCGTTTAATTGATACCACCGCCCACTTGCTACCCATCATTTCATAAGCAGCCATAGCATCGCATTCTCCTTCAGTTACAGTAACATATTTACCGCCTGTATTTCTAAATACTTGCTGTCCAAATAAACCTGTGCCTTCTAAAGTTCCTTCCCATTTCCAATTTGATTTAGGACAAACTCTAGTTTTTGTTGCCGATATTTCATCGCCATTAAAATAAGGATATATATGTTGTGCAATTTCATGGTTAGCATAAACTATTCTAACTCCATATTCAGTAGCTGTCTTCTCACTAATACCTCTATCAGTAAGAGGACCAAACACCCCTGTATATGATGTTAAAAATGTTTGTTTAATTTCTTTTGGTTTAAAATCCACCACATTATCTCCACAACTTTCGTTATAATTAGGATAAAACTTACCACAACTAAAACATTTAGCTGATCCATTTTCATTTAATCCAACTGGATCACTCCCTCCACAAGAGGGGCAAGGTAAATTATATTTTATCCAAGTACTTCCTTTCTCTTGATTATTCAATTTATTCTCCTAAAAAATGAGGTTACCCCACCGAAGCAGAGTAACCTCTCAACATAGATTATTCTTTATCTTCTTCTACTGTTTCAGATTTAGAATCATCTTCAACTAAGGTGTCATCGTTTGCTTCAGCTTTAACAATTTCTGCATAGAATTTACTAGCTGCGTCTAAAATCTGACGGATGCTATTAATAAAAGCCATTTGATTAATAGCAAAGTTAGCTTGCTCTGACATCTTGGACGAATCATGAGATATCGCATCTATATTAATGATAGCCACTTAGAATTCCTCCCCGTCTAAAAGTTCCTGTCCGTCTGCTGACTTATAAGGAACAAGGTCTAGAATTTTTACAGCTTGTAAATCAAGACCTTTGAAAGTACCAAATTTATTAGTAGCTTCCCAAGGATTAAATTGAACTCTAACTTTAGACCCGTTACCTACTGCCACATCTACATCGTTATTCTCAGAATCGAGTAGTCTTGGGGCAGGTCGTTGTCCACCATTAGCACCATTAACTTTGCGTTTTATTACTAACGCAGGACCTTCGTCCATAGGTTTGATTGTATATCCCTCTGCAGAATATTTATCTGCAGTTTCTTGGTCAACAACTAAGTTGACAGAATATACAGGCTCAAACTTAGTGTTGGGCGTTCTTATACTTGCCCAGAAAGCAGTTCCTTCTTCTACTGCCATAGTTTCCTCCTTTATATATTAAGGTTAAACAAAGTCTGCGTA